CGTCGTCGAGCACGCCCTCGACGTCCAGAACTCGATCGCGCAGCAGCTGCGCCGCGCTGATCTCGTCGGCCCCGAAGCGCCGCGCCAGTTCTCGAAACTTGCTGTGCGGCTCCACCTTGTAGGTGACGCGCAGATCACCGACATCGTAGCCGCCGTCTTCGCGCAGCATCTGGATCGGGACGTCGGTGGCGACTTTGGCCACCGGTGCAAAACGAATCGCCATCAGGAAAACTCCAGGGTGAATTCATCGTCACCATCGGCCGGCAGCGCCTTGTGGTTCATGCTGTACTGCACGACGCCGTCCTGATCCGCGATGCTGATCGTCGACAGCTGGGCGGTCGGCTCGGAGAGCGTGACGATATTGCCCGGCGTGGCGCCGTGCACAACCTCGATCGCCCCGGTCGTTGTGCCCTCGTGGGACTCCACCGCCTTGAAATAATCCTGAGTCGCCAGATCGGGGGCGTCGACCTGCACGCTGCCGTTGGCGTCACGCTCGGTAATTGTGAAGCTTTCGCAGCCGATCAGGTTGCGGTGGATCGTGGTGTTGTTCTGGTTGAGCTCGTACGACTGGCCGCAGGCATTGAAGCCGTGCACGCTGATCGTCGTGTTGCGCGAATTGACCGGCAGCTCGCCGGCCTGATCGGGCACCTCGCCGGAATAGCTGCCGACCGCCTCGGGTCGGTTGTAGACCCCCATCATCTCGAACTGGACGGTCGGAAACTCGCCGCTTGACAGATTGTAGGTCGGCGTGCCGATGGCGTTGGTAATCTTGTGCAGCTGATCGTCGCCCATCACAAAGTAGATGGTGACGGTTTCGAAATCCGCGCTGACCGGCGCATACGCCACGCTGTTGAGGTCCGCGGTCTCGGACAGGCCGCAGGCACGCAGCAACGGGCCAAAGCTGGGCGCGGTGCCGGCGGTGCCGGAGCCGGCCAACGGCACGGTGATGGTGAGCATGGTATACGGCCCGACGTTGACCTCGGCATTTCCGCCCAGATGGTCGCGGTATCGCTGCTGGGTCTGCGTGTCCCCTTCGTAGGGGCTCAGGCTGAACTCGTTGACCGCCTCGATGCGGTTGGACAGATCGGGCGTTGCGTCCTCGCCGGCCGTGGTCTCGATCTTGACGAGGGCATATTGCTTACGTGTCAGCATCGGGCGTCTCCTTCTTGGCGCCCTTCTTCGGCGCGGTGGTGTCGGTGGCCGTGTCTTTCTTCACGGCCTCGGCTTCGGGTCGGTAGCCGGTGCGCTCGACGAGCACCGGTTTGCCGTTGCGGATGCGATAGCATCCGCCGGATCGGGTGGCCATGGGTTGCTCCTATGCGTTGGGGTTGTTGTTGCGCAGCCAGGTGTCAACTGACCAGAGCTGGCGGTATTCGACGTACAGGCCGCCGATGGCGCCGTTGAGGCGTTCGCCGCCGCGGGTGGCCATGGGCTCGTGCTGCTCGGTGGGGCACCAGCCGAACAGCGCTTCGCGTATCCGGTGTGCGTCCTCCCGGAACGTTTCGGACGGCACGACCAGGTGCACCGCGTAGACCATCGTCACGCGCTGGCGCGGGCAGGTCGTCTCCGGCTCGCTACCGCCGGCCGGGCCCTCGTGATAAAGGAACACGTAGGCGGCCGGCGTGGTTTCGTACAGGCGCTCCGCCGGCGGCGCATTCCAGGCGTCCTCGATCACAGGGAACGTATCGCCGCACTCGGCGCGCAGGCGCTCGATCAGAGCGGGCTGTATGTCTGGGTTTTGCATGCCTGGCTACCGGTTCAGCAGATAATCAAGCCGATCACTAAACTCTTGCGGCAGCTGGTCTTGTACCAGCCGCTCGGCGCCGCGAATGGTTTCCGGATAGGCGACCATGCCGGGGATCGACGGGCCGTACATCGGCACGACGGCGCTGTCGTTTCGGCCTTGTTCGCGCCGCCGATAGATGCGCCCTTTGGCCAGAAAACCGCCCGGCTGTACGGTCTTGCGCCCCTTGTCCTTGCGGACTCGCGCCGTGGCTGCCCGCCGGTGGGTTTTGAACGGCTTGCCTTTCTTGCTCTTGGCCTTCACCCGGACGCGCTTGTCTTTGCCGCCAAACCGCTCCAGCGGGATCTTGCCGCCGGTGTAGAGCAAGGACCGGCCGGTGTCCTGGTACTTGTTCACGGATAACGAATTCTTGATATCGCCGGCCTTGAGCGCATAGACCTTGCGGATATCCTTGCTGATATGGGTCGCAGCCTTGCGCGAGACGGCGTTGATCGCCCAGCGCTGTGCCTTGTCGACGGACTTGCCGGCTTCGCCGAGCTGCGTACGCAACTGCTCCATGTCCTGGAGTCGGTACTTGATCGGCATCAGCTCACCTCTAGGACGCGTTCAAACCCGTCGTCGTCCAGCACCTGGTGGACCTGCCAGGTCTGGCCGTCGCGCTCGATGGTGTCGCGCCGCTCGGATACCGGCACCTGGGCGACCAATACGGCAATGACAGTCACACGGCGGGCGATCTGGTCGTCGTCGTAGACTTCGTAATTGCGGTCGAGCACCGCCTTGATGCCGCGCACCACACCATTCGGCACGCGCCCGCCCCGATACACGGCCCCGCCCTGGCTGAAGGCGCGAAAGCCGGCGCGGGTGGTAAGGCGTTCGAGATTCATCTTTCCTCCGCGAGAAACCCCGTCCTTTAGGGCGGGGAGGATGTCAAGCGATCAAAACCCGATCAAGAAATAGGTGAAGCGATCCGCAGCGATCAAAGAAAAGCCCGGCGAACCGGGCTTTTGATTCATCGCTCCGAGTCGATTACGCGGCCGGCGCGTCGTCCGGCGCAGGCGTGGCCTTGCGGCCCGGCTTCTTGCCGGCCGGCTTGGCCGGGCTGGGCGCGGCCTTGTCAGCCAGCCCCTGGTCGATCAGGGCGTTTGCGGTCGCGTCATCGACGTCGATCACGTCGTTTGGCGGCAGGTACTTGCCCCGGTGTTTGAGGGTGCAGCGGGTAACGATCTGCATCGCTTACTCCGAGACCACGGTGATCGTCGCGAACGCATCGATCTGGTGCGGCACGACCAGCGGCGCCGACTGCAGCATCATCCACCGCACGCTGGGATCTTCTTCTTCCCAGCTCTTGGGGTAGTACGGCACCGATGCGATGGCCGACAGATCCTTGATCGCACCGTAGTGGCGCGCGGTGCGGGCCTGGCGGCTGCCGGCGAACACCTTGTTCACGGGCACCATCGGCTTTTCCTCGCCGTCGTCGCCGGTATACCACTCGTCGTACGTCCACAGGTCCGCGCCGAACAGGTTGCCGACATAGCTCGCACCCATCGCGCTATAGGCGGCCAGGTCGATCTGGCCGGTATTCACGCGCCGGTTGTCGAGCTGCTCAAGCAGCGCGGGGTTCTTGATCAGCGCGTCATATGCCTGCTCGCCGAGCACGAAGTCGGTGGGCACGATGCCGGACTGCTTGCCGACCACGCGCCGCGCGTTGCGGATATCGGCGCCAATGTCGGCGTCCGCGCCGTCCCACTGGCTGGTGCCCGAGAGCACGATCTTGTTGGCGTCTTCCATCTGGAAGTCGAGCACGTCGCTCACACCTTCGCCTTCGACCGCGATCTGGCCGCCGTCCAGCGCCTGGGCGGCCATCCATTCTTCGCGCCGCACGATCATCTCGCGCAGTTCCTGCATGTCGCGCATGGCACGGGTGGCGGCCCGCTCAGACGGCGACTGGCCGTCTTGATAGATGTGATTGCCCATGGTGCGGCTCATGATCTCCGCAGCCGTGGTGGGCATCTTCATTTTGATGTACGGCGGCTTGTAGCTGCGCGTGGTGTAGCCGAGCGCTTCGACGACTTTGCCCTGACGGGCCGGGTTGACGAACGGCGCGAGCCGGCGCTTGCCCTTGTAGATGTCGATATCGACATACTCGGAGTCGGACGTCTCGACGGTCGGGAAGAACGTGTCCAGCAGGAACGTCTTGGGCGGGTGCAGCTGCTCCAGTGCCTGGAGCATCGTGCGGGTTTCGAACATGGATATGTCCATTGAATACCTCCTTGGGTGATGCGCCAGTTACTTGGAGACGCTGGGTTCGAGAAAGATGCTGTACGCGCGCAGCGCGTCGCGGAAGCCGGCCGCGGTGTCGGAACCGGTCACGCCGACGGCGCGCTCGTTGAACTGGCCGGTGAGATAGGCAATCGCCGGCGTGTCGCCGCCGGTGGCGTCCACGTTCTCGGCCAAAATGGCCACGGCGGCCTCGCTGCCGTCAACCAGCGTGCTGTCGGCCTGAACATAGGCCGTGCCGTTATTGCCAAGAATGGCGCCGCGTGCCAGCGTCTGGCCCGATGCAATGGTGACCGCCCGCGTCACGAGCGGAAAGTCGCCGGACAAGAGATTGTCGCGTTCGTAGGTATGGGTCTGCATTACTTGCTCCCGTTCATGCGGTTGGCGGCAGCCACGAGAGCATTCGATGCCACTCCTTCCTGCTGCCCAGTGGGTTGGTGGTGGTCGATTTCTTCGCCCGACATGCGTGCGCATGCTTCGACCATGAGCGATCCGAGGGCGTCCGCGAACTGCGCCGTATCGTTGCCGTGGGCCGCAATCGCGAACTGATCGGCCAGCGCGCCGGCGGCCTTGTTGTCTTCGGGGAAC